AATCGCTCGCATTTATGCCTTGGGTTTCAAAGCACCGCTCGCTCGCAGTAACGCTGTGGGTTTCAAAAGCACATTCGCTCGCATAACAGCGATGGGTTTCACACTTCGGCTCGCTCGCACTCAGATTGTGGGTTTCAATCGCAAAATCGCTCGCACGTCAGCGGTGGGTTTCAAGCGGTTTCTCGCTCGCACTCAAGCAATGGTTTTCAACATGCCCCCTCGCTCGCACGTCCTTGCTGGGTTTCAATAATAGAATCGCTCGCACAGAGGCTGTGGGTTTCAATGGGACGATCGCTCCCCTGCCTTACGCCTGCGGCTGGATCATTACCGCCGGCTTCTCAATTATCGCGCGAATGTCGCTGATACGCTCCGCAGTCACCTTCAACCGGGCAACCTGACCCTCAAGCTCCCGGACTCTTGCAATAGCAATCTTCAGGTTATTTTTGGTCGCTTCATGCGCTTTCGCCTCCGCCTCATACATGGCCTTCCAGTCGGTAACATGCTTTTTGATCTTCGGAGTGGCGTGTTTTGTAATTATTTTGTCAATTTGCGCCCTGTTAAGACCACGTTTCAACTGTTTTTTGGCGTCGTCCATCTCGTTCAAGACCTTTTTCGCCTTTACTGCTCCGCCGCACTCCCGGATAATCCGCGCCATCAATCCGATACCATACTCAATAGACTGGTCTGGATATTTAACATACGCCGTCTGCATTTCCATGAACGTGCCTCGCCTGATATTGAAACGATCGTCAATATAGGCGTAAAACGAAGCCCGTTCATACCGCTTGTTTTCCTTCCACCGGCCAGAAGTCTTAATGTAAATCAGGATTTCAATCATTTCCTTCTGTGCGCCACGTGCAAGGCGGTTCTGTTCTTCAACCTGTCTTTCAAGGTCACCTATTGTCGTCTTTTCATACTTGCTCTTTTCCATCTCGGACTCCTTTTGAGTGAATTTCGCATTGTCAGAATGGGTTTCAATTGTTCATTCGCTCGCATTCCACGACTGGGGTTCAGGACACCATTCGCTCGCATCCGTTCGTTGGGTTTCACTAACCGTTTCGCTCGCAATCAACAACTGGGCTTCATGGCTACAATCGCTCGCATTCCGGTGGTGGGTTTCAATAGTGCGATCGCTCGCACAACGGCTCTTGGTTTCAAGGGAATAATCGCTCGCATTCGTTCATTGGGTTTCAAACTACACCCTCGCTCCTCTGCTATACCCTCATTTCCGCCGCGGGAAACGCATTGAACTGCTGGGTTTCAAAAGACGTCTCGCTCTCCCAATACGGCGGTTTAATTATATTCGTGTGCCCCATAATAGCCCCGGCGTAAGGCTCCGACACCGGCAGCCCCTCCAATACCCGTGAAACATGCCAGAAGTGGGCAAGGAATATCTTAACAGCCTCGTTCTTTGCCGCATTATGCACATGTCCTTTCGACCACTCCGGGTGCATCCTCGCATGTTTCTCTTTGTGTTGCAATAATATCCGCTTGTATGGGTTATCATCCCCCTGCCGGTTAAACTGCTCGCCGATTAGAAAACCAAGCGTCCGCCCCGGCGTTGACCAATTCGCCTGCGTTCCCTTCTTGCGCTTCGGCATTACTCCGTCAACCGTATGCCTGCCCATATAAGCCCACCACTTACTCACCGTCGGAAAGTCGCGCCTCACAACCTTGTGCTTCAAAACGCCGTCCTTCGCGACCCTGCCGCAGTCAACACAGGTCAACACATTGATCAACTTCCCCTGCGTTTCCTTCTCGGTCTTTTCAAATTCGCCGCCGCACTCTTTGCATACCGGCACAAACTTGTAATTGAATAAAATGATTAACTTCGCCGCCGTCCATGCCCCAATACCCGGCACTTTACTCAACCATTCAGTCCAGACGTCCCATTGCACTAGCTCTTTCTCGATTGCCCGCGAATAACGCCCCTGCACCGTCAACAGCCCCTCAGACTTTCCGTCACCCTTCAATGCCGTGTCACAATCAAGTTCATCCTCGCTATGCCCCGGCAATGAAACGATCCTCTGTTTCGTCTTGGCGATCAACTGCGTCACGCCGTCATACTGTTTGGTTAAAAAGTTCAGGTATTGCACAATCTCTGTGTTCAACATGGCTTCTTCCTCCTTCTTTTTTTGGTTTTTAAATTGGTTATTAAACAAATATCATCCGCTCCCGTATTTGGTCTGCGGACAATCCCTCATAAGCACTAGGCTTTTCTTCTTCCGCCAAATCTCTTGACTTCAACCCCAGCGCCATAGCCAGCGCCACCGCACCGTCAATGCGAAACCTCGCCTTTGACTTATCCAGTTTCCTGTTCCCCGCCGGATCACTTACCGCGATCGCATTGGCAATATTCCACCGCAGGCAAGGATTACCGTCATGTTTAAAACGTCTTTCCAAAATCGACACCTCCAGCGCGTCAATCGCCGGCGCCATGTCCCGGAATCCCTGTCCCCATGCCACAATCCTTAAAGCTCCCCGCCGCTTTTCTTCTTTCGTGTCCTCATAAGCATCAAGCCCGATCCGCCGGCAGGATTGCAGGAAATTAGCAATCCCCCACCGGTCATAGGCCATGCCAACAATCTCATAGTCCCTCGACAACTCCGCAACCTTATCCGCCACGAAATCATAATCAATCGACCTACCCGGCGAGGTGTCCAGCCAACCATCCTTTTTCCATACGTCATAAGGCACTCGATCCCGCGTTATATGCTCCCGCAATGTTTCGCCTGGCTTCCAAAACCACGCGCACACCCGATCACCATCTTCCGCCGACACCGCAATCAATGACGTCAGGTCTGTCTTACTCGACAAGTCCAGCCCAAGATATACCTTTTCGCCAGCCTCTAACTGTGGCTTTTCCGCCACACATGCCTCCCAATCAGCCCTTGATATGAGCGGCGCCGTCGCGTCAACCCGCTGGTTTAAATATAAATTCCTGAAAGCCGTCTCAAAACTCGGCATCCGCTGCGCCCGTTTCGCTGCCGTCCGCATCTCGTCGAGGCTCCGGAAATCACCAAGCGCCGGGTTCGCCATTTTCCACAATTTCTGGCTCTTAAATATCTGATCGTCGTCCGCATCGTCCGGCGTCGCGTATAAATGGCATACCGTTGACGGATCACGGCCCGACAGCCCGTCGTCAATTAGCTGTGAAAGTATATGTTGAGGATCGTTACTTTGTGTTGAAATTACAATAAATAATGGCTCCTCGCGGGCCGCCATTGACGTATCAAGGGCATCGTATAGCTCCCGGTTTTTTGCCTGTGCGAGTTCATCATAGATTACGACGGTCGGGTTGAGGCCGTATTTCGTACCGGCTTCGGCGGATACGGCACGATAAATTGAACCGTTGGCAAAGCATACCATTGTCTTTGTGCTGTCGACGATCTTTATCATGGCTTCAAGCTCGGGATCGGCACGGACTATCTGGGCGGCATATTTAAAGATTAATGCAGCCTGGTCGCGATCATTCGCCGCGCTGTATATTTCTCCATTCGTCACGGCTTCGGGACCGACAAGGTGAACGAGAGCAAGGGCAGAGATCAAAACGGATTTCCCGTTTTTCCTGGCCATTGCCAGTATTGCCCGGCGGACAATGCGGAGGTCGCCCCTTTCAGGACCATAAACGTCCTGTATGAACTTTTTTTGAAATTTGCGGAGTTTAAACGGCTTACCCTCTCCCTTACCGGAAGGGATAATAAGTTTTTCAATGAACCTGATAATCCGCTTTACGCGGGGATTACTTTTTGACATTTATAAGCCCGTCAAATTTGGATTTTTTACCCCTTCCCGGATCAACGGCAAGGCGTATCTTGGCAATCTCTGTGCCGCCGAACTCCGTTGCATATCTGATCATGTCGGACCTTGCGGCCTTCGCCACGAGTTTGAGTTGGTTCGGTATGATATTCCCGTTTGTCGTCTGCTGTATCAGGGTTGTAATTGCGCCACCCTTGCCCTTTCTTATTTTGTTCAATTCCTCTGTCGCCGTCCTCCAATCGGAATAGGCATCACAGTATGCGATGACCGCCGGAACGGTGAGGTCGGAGATAAGGCCGAGGGCGAGGAGCACGGGCGTCACCCTGTTCCATTCCTCAAGGGCGTAGTCGTTGAGAACGGAAGGCGGGGCCGGAATATTGCTGTCGGGTTCGGGTTCGCCTTTGGGGAGTTTCTGCTTACCGGGATTTCCACAGAGCAGTTTGAGTTTCGTCGGCAGGGGTTTACGGCCTTTCATTTGTCGATCCTCCGTATTTCAATCCCCGGAAACGCATCAAACATTCTTTGCAAAATTACCGCGCAATAGTCGGGGCTGATTTCTATTCCACGGCATTTGCGGTTAAGGTTCTGGCAGGCGACCATTGTGGTGCCGGAGCCGAGGAAGGGGTCAAGGATAATCCCGGCAACATCACTATGCATTTTAATTACTCTGGTCGGCAGTTCAAGGGGATACATCGCCACATGAACATCGTTAGCTTTTACTGTATTTATTTTCCAGACACCTGCATACCCCCATGCTTTTTTTTCTTGTCGTGACAGTCTTTTTGTAAATTTGTATTTACTGTTGCCAAATGCCGCTATAAATTCGTAATCTGTTTCATCCACACCGTCTTCATCTCCCCCAAAGGTTGCAATGTATTCATACTGTTGTGCTGGTTTGTTTGTTACAAGATGGTACGCGCCGACACCATAATTTATCCCCTGTTTTTCCCATATTCTAAACCATAATGGCCGCATCCCATTATCTGCAAACATGCTTATCGAATATGAAAGTGTTGGTTCGATAAACTGTGATCCTGTTGAATATAAATCCCCAATTTGCCACACCACCACATTGGCCCATTCCACTATATTTTTAATTACTGGACGAATTGTATCAAACCACGGCCCGATACCTTTATTTTCATAAGATTTCCCAACACCATACGGTGGAGACGTAACTGACATATCCGCCTTCTCTCCATCCATCACCCGCGCCACGTCCTCTTGTTTTGTTGAGTCGCCGCACAGTAACCGATGCTCTCCGATCTGCCAAAGGTCGCCGGGGGCTACCTTCCAAACCTTGTTAAGTTCACTGGCCTTGTCAATTTGTGGTTCGGCATCAGCGGGTTCAGCATCCGATTTCAGCCAGTCCTCCGGCAAATCCACGCCCCAATCGGCCAATGGCAGGTCGCTCCATAGATTTGCCAACGCATCCATGTCGTATTGCCCGAATGCGGAGTTGTCCTTGATGATAAATTCCCGCTTCTGGTCGACCGTGAGGCCGGTGACAATCTTGGCGATGCACTCTTTTTC